TGAATAAGTTGAAAGGCAAAGGATATACTTTTGGCATGAATGTTTTGCCTGTGGTTGAAAACTTTTGGCCAGACGCACTAATGAGTGTAGATATTGCAACAGTCAAATGGCTCAGTGAAAAAGATGTGCCAGCCAAACTTGAACACTGGAGTTACCCACGTGGCGGAGTTAAAGATCCACGCATTAAAAGAATAGCAAAAGATTGGGGTTGGTCAAGTGGCCCAACAGCAACCAGAGTAGCACTGGAATACAAAAAATTTAAAACACTTTATATTATAGGCATGGACTTTTTTGGGATAACGCCCGAAGGAATAGTAGATGAGAAAAAAGGAAACAAGTTGAACAATATGTATAAAGGCAAAGAAAGGTATCGCAAATCTAACTCTGATAGAACATATTTTGGCAACTGGTTAAATCAAATGGTTACAAACACAACCAATCATCCAAACGCTAATTTTTACCACGTAGTGCTAGACAAGCAACAATCTCCCAATAAACTAGCACAGAAAACCAATTGGATAGACATAAATTATAGTAAGTTTGAAGAACATCTTCAAGAAATGGCAAAAAGAGCCTCTTAAAAAGGTCTAAACTCCTTGCAACCTTAAATACAACACGAAACAACCAACCAAAGGAGACAATCATGTCTAAATTTGAAAAACTCCTAGACTTGCTAGTTAACGAGCAAAAGGACGAAGCCGAAAAAGTATTTCATGAAATAGTTGTTGAGAAATCAAGACAAATTTATGAAGGCATCCTTGCTGACGACGAAGCAAACGAGGAAACAGCTAAAGACGCTGAAGAAGTTGAAGAAGCATCGGACAAAGATGAAGATGACGAAACTGACACAGTAGACGAAGCAAAACACGATGACGAAGACGACGAAGACAAAGATAAAGACGAAGTTGACGAAGCATCGGAAGAAACTATCGAAGAAATTGGCGGCGACGCTACTGACGATTTAATATCAGATATCGAAGCAGAAGCAGAAGGCAACGACATGGCTGACATGGGCGATGAAAATGGCGACATGGACATGGACAATGACGGCGATGCAGATCCTGAAGCAGAAGAAATGTTCGAACCATTAGAAAAAGAACTTGACGCTTTAAAAGCCGAGTTTGCTAAAATGATGGACAGCGACGAAGAAGGTGAAGCTGAAGAATCAGTAAATCCTTTTGAAGACGCAGAACCAAAAGATGCTGACACAATCGTTAAAGAGTATGCTAACATGGTGAAAGACGGACACGGTGCAGAGAAAAAAGGCTCTGAATCAGGTGCGGACAATAAAAAGTCACCAGTTGCTAAAAAAAACAAAGCGATGAATAATGCATCTCCAGTAAAAATGGACCAAGGCGGCGAAGAAAAAGGCGGCGTTGGAAAAGCATTAACAGGCGACACAGCGAAAGTTATGGGCGGAAATTATAAGAATGCAGGTGGAATTACTAAAACTTCTACTGAAGGCACTCCAGCACCACAAAACGACACTGGGTCAACTGATAAATCACCAGTTGCTACAAAATAAGGAAATAGGATAATGCAAGTACTATCAGAACACCTAACATTTGATCAAGCACAAGTAATTGTGGAATCAGGTAATGAAGGCAAGGACTTGTACATGAAAGGCATTTGTATTCAAGGTAACGTTAAGAATGCAAACCAGAGAGTGTATCCTACTTTCGAAATTAGTAAAGCAGTACAAAAAGTATCCGATCAAATCGCTGGGGGCTCAAGTGTCCTCGGCGAAGTTGACCACCCAGAAGATCTCAAAATCAATTTAGATAGAGTATCTCACATGATTACAAGCATGTGGATGGATGGACACAACGGGGTCGGAAAATTAAAGATTCTCCCAACACCAATGGGAAAATTAGTAGAAACAATGTTACAATCAGGCGTAAAATTAGGCGTATCATCCAGAGGATCAGGCAACGTAGACGAGGCATCAGGGAACGTATCAGAATTTGATATTATTACCGTAGATGTTGTAGCTCAACCTTCAGCTCCAAATGCTTACCCAACTCCAATTTATGAAGGTCTCCTTAATATGAGACATGGTCATAAATTACTAGGAATTGCGAAAGCGGCAAGAGAAGATAGTAGAGTGCAAAAACATCTAAAAGAAGGAGTGATTTCTTTAATAAGAGATCTTAAACTATAAGGAGAATAATTATGCTAGAAGTAATCAAACAACTCCTTGACAAGGACTTGGTAACAGAGGAAACTCGTGCAGAAATACAAGAAGCATGGGATACAAAGTTATCAGAAGTCAAAGAAGAAGCAAAAACTGAAGTAAGAGAAGAATTTGCACAAAGATACGAGCATGACAAGTCAGTTATGGTAGAAGCAATGGACCGATTAGTTAACGAAGCATTATCGAAAGAGATTGCTGAGTTTGTCGAAGACAGAAAGCAACTAGCGGCCCAAAGAGTAATGTACAAAAGAGGTGTTAAACCACACATGGAAACACTTCAAAAGTTTGTTACTCGTCAACTTGCAACCGAAATGGCAGAGTTACAAGCAGATAGAAAATCAATGGCAGAGCAAATTAAAACTCTAGAAGCATTTGTTACATCAACACTTGCTAAAGAGCTTAATGAGTTCGAAACTGATAAACGATCTGTTGTAGAAACTCGCGTTAAACTAGTTAAAGAAGCAAAAGAAAAATTTGCTGAAATTAGAAACGCATTCATTAAGAAAGCAAGTAAAATTGTAGAACAAGTAGTAAGTCAAAACATCACTAAAGAGATGACTCAATTTAAAGATGACATTAAAACTGCTAGGGAAAACAATTTTGGACGTAAGATTTTTGAAGCATATACTTCAGAATATCTAACTTCATACCTACACGAGACTTCTGAAATTCGTAAATTGCAGAAACAACTCGATGAAACGACAAAACAAGTTGAAGAGAATGGAAAACTTCTTGAGTCTGAAAAGATCGAAAAACACAAGATCGAATCAAGACACAGAAGAGATAAAGTTCTTAACGAAATGTTGAGTCCACTTTCAGGTGATAAGAAAGACGTTATGGGAAATCTGTTAGAAACAGTTCAAACAGACAAACTAAAAACGGCTTTCACAAAGTATCTTCCACACGTAATGAAAGACGCTAGAACAGCTTCAATCATAAGTGAGTCAAGAACAGAAAAAACAGGCGACAAAACACAGGCAAAAACACAGGCAAAAGAACAAGACGCGGATGTTGTTAACATTCGTAAATTAGCAGGTATAAACTAAGGAGAACAAAACAATGACATCCCAATTGCTAGAACATAAATGGCAAGAAACTAAAGGCGCTTTAATGGAAGGCGTTTCTGGTTCTAAAGCCAAAAACTTGGATGTGATCTTAGAGAATACACGCAGATACTTGTCAGAGCAAGCGACTGCTGGAGCCACAGGCTCTGGTAACGTTGCAACTCTAAACAGAGTAATTTTGCCTGTAATCCGTAGGGTCATGCCAACCGTGATTGCTAACGAACTAGTAGGTGTACAACCTATGACTGGTCCCGTTGGTCAAATTCACACATTGAGAGTTAGATATGCTGACGCAACAACCGGTGGTGCTACAAACATCACGGCTGGTGACGAAGCACTATCACCTTTCAAAATTGCATCATCTTATTCAGGAAACGATTCGGATCCTGCAAAAGGTAGTGCAACAGCAACTTTAGAAGGTACTGCAGGTAACAGATTAAACGTGCAGATCCTAAAACAAGTTGTTGAAGCCAAATCAAGAAAACTATCAGCTAGATGGACTTTTGAATCGGCTCAAGATGCACAAGCACAGCAAGGTGTTGATATAGAAGCAGAAATCATGGCGGCATTAGCCCAAGAGATTACTGCTGAGATCGACCAAGAAATCATTACTTCACTACGAACCTTAGCAGGTACGGCAGCTGGAGCATTTGATCAAAGTGCTGTGTCAGGTACTGCAACATTTGTTGGTGACGAACATGCGGCTCTTGCCATATTGATCAACCAACAAGCAAACTTAATTGCACAGCGAACAAGACGTGGTGCAGGTAACTATGCTGTTGTTTCATCTGAAGCATTAACAATACTACAATCTGCTACGACTTCGGCGTTTGCTAGATCTACAGAAGGTGTATTTGAAGCACCGACAAATACTAAATTTGTTGGAACTTTAAATAACTCAATGAGAGTCTACGTAGACGGCTATGCGGCTTCAGGAACAGATGTATTAGTAGGATATAAAGGACCATCAGAAGCAGATGCTCCGGCGTTTTACTGCCCATACATACCGTTAATGAGCTCAGGCGTTGTACTAGATCCGTCTACATTCGAGCCGGTAGTAAGTTTCTTAACTAGATATGGATACACTGAGTTGTCAAACACAGCGTCATCTCTAGGTAATGCGGCTGACTATCTTGCTAGAATTAGCATTAGTAACGTATCATTCAAATAATTTTATTTGAATATTAGAAGGGGGGCCATGTGCCCCTCTTCTCTTGAGTTCTCAATACTTCAATAAATACTTCATATGAAGATCATTCAAGGACAAGACAAAGTAATTTTAAGAGCAGTTTCTCCAGACGGCGGAACCACTTCAGGTGACCTTCTTACAGCATTTGCTGAAGACAGCGGAGTAACTGGAATAAGAATTTCTAATTTAGAAGTTGAAACACAAACCACACTTAATAGTACAACCACTACAATTGAAGATCCGTTTTTAGAAGTAAACAGAAA